AATATTGATATCACCATCGGAGGTGCAGATGCTGTTGGAAATGATCCAACATATAAGAGTACTGTAACTGTACCAATCGTAACAAATGATCCATGGGCACAAATTGATCAGAATGAAGCCCGTGTAGTAACAATGAAAGTGGGCAATACCAGTGCAGTTGATTCCTGGGAATTGAGTGCGGCCAATTGGCAAGTAACTGTTGTTCAGGACACCCGTTAATGAGTAATTTTGCATTAGATACCAATAGTAGTTACGGTGAAGTAATTTCAAGTTTGAATTATGCTTTGTCTAATCTTGGCAGTTATGATGCCAATGTTATTATTGCGGCGGCTGGCAATGTTGTTACTGCCAATACCACTACCGGTGGCCTAACTACAAAAAATTATGGCACAGTTGGATATCTATACAATTATGTTAATGTCAAATATGCCAACAGTGCCACCGGTGGTTCTGGCTTTACCAGTAATAGTAGTGGCGCAACATATTATGGTGTAAACAACACCACCGATGGCACCATCAGTAACAATCCGGTTGATTATACTTGGAAGCAGGTATCTGGTGGTTTTGGCACTACTAAAATTTTATATTACACCACATTAGGTGGCAATCAAATTTATTTCAGTGCCAATGCCTCACCACCAAGTGTTAGATACACACCATTTCCAGACAATACTGCTGTGTTGTTACAGACCCTGGCCAACAGCATTGTTCAAACCAACAACATTGCACCCAAAGCCATTACCAATGTGCAGATTGCCAGCAATACTATTCAAGGCAACAATGTTCAAATTGGCACACTAACTGGTAATCTGATTGCTGGCAATACCATCACAGGCAACACAATTCGCACAGGTACTATCACAGGCAACTTGGTAACTCCTGGTACCATCACAGGCAATCTAATTAGCACTGGTACCATCACAGGCAATCTTGTTGCGGCCAATACTATCGTGGGCACAAACATAGTTGGTGGTACCATCACCGGCAACTTGATACAGGCCAGTACTTTGACCGGTAATTTAATTGCTGCCAATACTATCGTGGGCACAAACATAGTTGGTGGTACCATCACCGGCAATTTGGTTGCGGCCAACACTTTGACCGGTAATTTAATTGCTGCCAATACCATTGTGGGTAGCAGTATTGTGGCCAATACCATTACCGGTAGTTTAATTGCTGCCAATACCATTACCGGTAGTTTAATTGCCGGCAATACCATTGTGGGCACAAATATTCAAGCCGGTACAATTACCACAAACTTGTTTGCAGCCAATTTAATTCTGGCCAACGATGTTGCCAGTATTGGTCAAACCATTGGCGTCAACACTGGCACTGGTTATTGGTTGCAAGGCAACACAGGCAATGCATATTTTGGTGGCACGGTCAATGTGGCTGGCAACTTCAATGTGGCTGGCTTGATCACTGCCAGGGCCCTACAGGCCGGTACAGTCAACACTACTCAAATTGTAACAGGTGCAGTTGGCACTGCTCAAATTGCCACCGGTGCCGCAAGTCAAACATTTAGCAATGCTACCAGTAGTACTGTGACAATTAGTAGTCCGGGAGCATTCTCGCCCCCGACTACCAATCGTTATCTAAGTACCTATGTATATTTTTCTGCCAGCGCAGGTGATCAAATTATTGTCAGTGGAGATACAAATAGCTATTTGACTTTCTTACCATCTGGTCCTGGAGCCATTACTGATTACACTTTGGTATTGGCATTCTATGCGTATGATCCATCAAATAATTTAATTGGTTCCAAATATTATAGTCAAGGACTTGTCAACTGGGCCAATTATTATACTACTTTAGGCACTTCTTTGGCACTTGCTGGATTGCCATTGGGCACAGCCACAACCACTGGAACTTATGCCGTAGGTCTTTATGTTGGATGGCAGTACGGAGCTTCGGTGGGACTTGCACCAACCAGTTTAACTATTATTGGATCTGACTTGTCAGTATTCTTACAAAAACGATGAATTATACTATATACAAAACCGAAACAGGACAAATTGTTGGAAATTTTTATTCTGGCGATGCATCGGCTATTGCACTCAATGTGAAAGATGATAGTTATATTGAAGGAGAATATCGTGGCAATGAATACTATATTGCAAACGGTGCTCCAATGGCATTACCTCAAGATCCGTCAACTGGACTTCAAAAATTTCAATTTGATTGGACCACTAAATCTTGGTCATTGGATGTTGAGCATACAGCGTCTTTGGCAAGATTACGCAGAAATAACATATTATCTCAAACAGTAGATCGTGTTAATCCCATATGGTATGCCGCATTAACTGCAGAACAACAAACAGAATTAAGCACTTACAGAACAGCCCTATTGGCAGTTCCCGAACAAGCAGGTTGGCCCGCACAAATTGAGTGGCCCTCTAAGCCCACATGGTTATGATTGGGTAAATATAGATATGAAAGATTACAGCTATGGATGATTACTCAGATATAAGTTGGGGCGATTATAGCCCTGTAGATCCTTATCAAGGAGCATATGATGACTACGGCAACCCGTTAGGCGGCGGTGGCCAAAACTCTCCGGTTTACTCCGGGCCCACTGATGATTATGGCAACCCACTAGATATGGGTGGTGGCAATTATGGCGGCGGTGGCAATTATGGCAACGGTGGCGATTATGGCGGAGGCTATCAAACAGGAGATTACGGTAACATTGGAGATGATCAAAGCGGTGGCGGCGATTTTGGCGGCATCGATATGGGTGGCGGCTCAGCCGGTAACCCTGCACCTACCAAACACTGGTATGATGACATCTTTGGTACCGGTGGTTCATCAGGTGGTCAAAACAACAATGGTGGTATCATGGGCGGTATTGGTGGCATAGGCAAAAAAATAGGTGGTATCATTGGCGGTGATAAATCTGGTGGCACCGATTATGGCAGCATTCTGGGCACATTAGGTGGCTTGGCCGCTGTAGGCGGAGTTGGCATGCTATTATCCAATTTGTTATCAGGTAAAAGTTCAGACAGTGGTCCAATGGCAGCACCTGTGTTGCCGGCTTCAGATTTGCCAACACCTACCAAATTAGCGTCACCAGGTGTTAATCCTGGTTATGCCACTGCGGCTCCAGTGCCGGTCATGCCTACAAATTTAGGCCGCTTGCCGGTTATGCCGCAAGCACAATTAATTAATCCACAGACCAATGCGCCTGTGGCACCAATGCAAGGATAACACATGGGATACGGAAAAAGCATGGGCGGTGGCTCACAAGGATCACAACCAGCAAACAACTATTACTATTATGGTAGCCCTAGTCAGGGTTATGGTGGAGCACAACAACACTATGGTTCAGGTGGCATCAGCAATGATGAATATCAAATGAATCAAGGTGGTGGTGGCAATCAATTAATGCCCGGTGGTGGCATTGGTGGCGGTTATGGTAATAGTCAACCTGGTGGTGACAGCAGTTCAAGATTGATGCATCCAGGAATGATAGGTGGCGGACATGTACAACAGCCTAATCAACCCAGCGGAGGCGGTAGTATGACCGGCAATGCATTTGCAGACAGTATATTAAAAAGCGTCGGTGGCGGATTGCCTGGCGCTGTGATAGGCGGTATGATGGGTGGCAGTCATGGACCTGCACATGCCGCTGGTGGCGGTGGACAATCAAATCCCATTGGTCAAATAGGTAATATTTTTGGCAAAGCCCTGGGCGGAGGTGGTGGTTCACAAGGACCAATGAAAATTCCTGGTTTTGGTGGTGACACCAATGGTGGTTATACTCCAATTAATGGTGGCGACCAATATGGTGGTGGCAATGGCGGCTTCGGTGATGATTATGGCATGGGCGGTGATCAATATGGTGGCGGTAATGGCGGATTTGATTTCGGAGGCGACACTGGTGGTGGTTATGATTTCGGTGGTGACCAATATGGTGGTGGTTATGATTTCGGTGGTGACCAATATGGTGGTGGCAATGGCGGATTTGATTTTGGTGGTGACCAAGGCGGATCTGATTGGGGCAGTGACTTCGGTAGTGATTGGGGCAGTGACCTCGGCGACTGGTTCGGTTAAATAATAGATATATTAAGGATAAAATATGAGTCAAGGTAAAGCAAGCGGCACAAGTTCAAGCATGCCAATAGCATCAGATACACAAAAGCAATATGCCGCCGATCAAGCGGCCATGGGCAAATCAGTCATGGGCGGTCTTGGTTCAGTATTGGGATCGGCTAGTGATGTGTATAATTCAGGTGCAGGCGGTGTAAATGAAGCCGCAGGAGGTGTTGGACAAACTGGCGACATGTTGGCAAAAAATATGGGACAAGGTGGTGCTGGAGCATACAATGCTGGTATCAATGCCCTGGCAAATATATCAAGTCCTGAATATCAGCAATCACAATTGAATGCCGCTATGATCCCTGCACAATTACAATATGGTCAAAACATGGCCGCACAGAACGCCAATTTTGGTGGGTCTGGACAGATGGGATCAGCAAGAGCTGCCTTGGCTGCCAATCAACTAGCCGGACAAAATCAATTAATGCAACAACAGGCATCAGCCGGTGTGTTGAATAATCTAACAAATCAACAACTACAAGCCGGACAAGGCTTGACACAAGCCGGCATTTCAGGTGGACAATTGGGCTTACAAGGTTCACAAGCCAGACTAGGCGCCGCACAAGCGCCAATGGGATATCTACAACAATTGGCCAACTTATATGGTAGCGTAGGCAACATGCAACAATCAAATCCAAATTTTAATGGCTTGTATGGTACACAAGGTACTACCAGTGAAAAGAAATCTGGCATTAGTTTTTAAGGATTACGGATGTCAATAAGATCATTACTAGCAGGACATTTTCAGGCCGAACCTGATGAGAATGGCAATGTCACGCCAAAGACCACAACTATCAGCACTGATTCAAGTGGTGATGTAACTATTACAAATAAACAGACATTAGACAAAAATACTATTCAACAGCAACAAGAACAACAATCTATGCCTCAGGCAGGACCTCCTGTTCAAATAGCCAGTATCAATCCCAATCCTGTTAATTATTTGCCCAACATGCCTCCAACTGCGGTTGCTCCGCAGTCGCAACAGGCTCCCATGCCGCAACAACAGGCTGCACCAGCACCTAGACCAGTTGATCCAAATGTGTTTAACAGAATGGTACAAGCCGAATCTGGTGGACGACAAACAGGTCCCAATGGACAGATCTTAACCAGTCCCAAAGGTGCAGTTGGCATTGCACAAATCATGCCAGCCACAGCACAACAACCAGGGTATGGAGTTACTCCTGCCACTCCACAGGAGTTGGCCACACCTGAAGGCAATCGTGCATTTGGACAACGCTATTTTGAAGGCATGTTTAACCACTTCGACAAAGATCCTGAAAAGGCGGCGGCCGCATACAATGCAGGTCCAGGCACCATTGAAAAGGCCATGCGTCAAGCACAGGCACAAGGTGGTGATTGGAAAGATTATGTTCCGCAAGAAACAAAAACTTATCTAACTAAAGTATTTCCAAAAGGCAAAGAAGAAACTGAAAAGAAATATGCACCATTATTGGCCGGCATGCAAGGCGCAATAACCGACACCGGACACAGTCCAGAAGAAAGTGCTATTCACCATTTGGTATTGAACAGCCGTGACCCCAATGCCCTGGGTATGGGTGCTTATGCCGGCGAACATCTATTGGATCCTGCTACCAAGAAAGCCTATGCTGATCAACACGCCACTGTGTTGGAACAAAATCGCATGGAGCAGAAGGCTGAAAAGAAAGCACAAGAATTGATTGCCAGCGGAGGCGCTGGCCTACAACGAGCATTGAAAGACCCCAGCGAAGAAGGCAGTTATTTAAAAGCCTATCTATTCCAACGCTTGGGTCTAACAGATTTGGCCAAGAACGAACAACAAAAGTTGGGTGCTGGTGACATGTGGGGTCAGACCATGGTTGATGGCAAACCGGCATGGGTCAAATACAATGGACAAGGAGCCCCTACAAAAGGATATAGTGCCACTGGTGAATTAACACCGGATCAGTTGATCAACACTCAAAACATGAAGGGTGTTACACAACACACACAGGCCTACAAAGATATGGATACAGGTAAAATGTATCACTTGCAAACCACTCCAATGGGTCCGCGTTATGTCAGTGCTGATGGCACTACATTCTCAGGTGACACAGGTCGACTGTTTGCTTATGGTATTGGTAGCGATGTTGCAATGCAAAGCGAACTGGCATTCCAGAAGTCGGGTCAAGGTCAGCGCGGTAAACAAGCAGCCGAAACTGGTACATCACAGATACCGTTGCCGGCCAGCGGAGTTAATCCAATGGGCAGTGGTCAAGGTCCTGCTCCACAACCACAGGGTCAAGGACAAGCACAAATGCCTGCGCCTGCAGGTGGACAGTATCCACAAACCAGAATCGATGCCAATGGCAATATAATCAGTGTGCCGGCTGCACCGCAACAAAGACCAGCAGGTCCTGCTGTGCCACAACAACAGGCACCTGCCGCAGTGGCAGCACCTGTTGCACCCGGCGATACACAACAACGCCCTGGCGAATCATACGCCGCGTATCAACAACGCATGGCCTTGCAAAAATCGCAGGCAGAATCCAACATTGGTGTTGGAGCAAAAGAACAAGAATCCTTTATCAAATATCATGCCGAAGACATTACGCCTAAAGCAGATGCTGGAGGTCAAGTTAGCCGTATTCGTAGAGAACAAATCAATGGACCTGATGGTGTATTGAACAATCCTGAAATTGCTGGTATTCTGCAAGGCAAAGGCCCTGCAAGCACTGAAGCCGCAAACATTATCCGTGATTTGGTAACTGGCAGTTACAACAACCCCAATGAATTAAGTACTCGTGTAAGAGCATTGGATTTGTCGGATCGTCAGAAAGAAGTCTTATATCGCCAAATTGGTTTACAATCACAGTTGGCTCCGTTAACATTACGAGCAAATGCTGGACCTGGCAGTATCAGTGAAGGCGAACACAAACTCAACAGAGATGCTGGAGTTGATATTACACGCCAACCATTGTATTCAGGTCTAAGTCTAATGACACGCAGTCAGTTTGTTAATGATCAAGCCTCGGCCCGTGCCAACTTCAAAGCACAACATCCTGAATTGAAAACAACAGATCAATTCAATGCGGCCTGGGGTGCAGAGAAGCGTCGCTTGGATGACCAATATGACAAAATCTATGCCGCTCGTGCCGCATACATTGCCAAGTACAACAAAAATGGTCAAAACCCAGGTGCTGTGGTTGATGCCTACAAACATTATCCTGTACCTGAATGGAACGGTGAAACACAAAGCTGGGATGTCAAAGGCTTCAGTCAAAAGGCTCTGCGTCCAAGTTTGAGTACATTTAAGGAATAACAATGGCTATCAATAGAGAAAAAGCACGAGCCGCAGGTTACTCAGATGAAGAAATAAATGCTTTTGAAGCAGAGGAGGCTAAAAAATCTCCTCCACCTGCACCAATAGCAACCGCTGAAGTAGATGCTAACGAACCACCTCCACCACAAACTACTATACCTGAAGTCAGTAGTAGTAACAGCAATTTGGCCACAGTGGGTCTAGGTGTTGGCGACATTGCTTCTAAAGTAAAAGATGTTGCGGTGCCTGTTGGTGAAGGTTATTTGGCCTACAAAGGTATTCAAGCATATCGTGCCAATGCCGCTGCCAATCAAGCAAGAGCCGCAGCCGACATGGCCAGTGAAGCAGGTCGTGCCGCAAGAGCCGCAGGTAGAGTTCCTGTTCCAACAGGTCCTGCTGTGCCCAACAACTCAATATTAGGACCTAACGGACAACCAATGCCGCCAAGACCTGTGATGCCCACTGGCGCGGCTCCAGTTCCTCCACCTCCACCAGCAAGTGGTCCTCCAACTGCTGGTAACTTTATGTCACGCATGGCATTGATGGCCAAACAATATGGGCCGGCCGCGGCCAAGACTGGCCTAGGTGTAGGTATGGCAACATACAGCACACCAACTGGTCCTGCTGTGCCGCGTGTGGGACGCTTGCGTGGCAGTGAAATAAATCCATTAAGTGGACGCCCTTGGACCGCACAAGAAATATCAACATATGAGTCAAATAGTCAAATGTTTGATAGTCAATTACCACCAGCACAAATGCAAAGATAAGGAACTGAAATGACATTAACTGATTTATATACAGTATTAGAACGAGTTTGGGCCACAAACTTTGTTGCGTACCAAAAAACACATTCAGCACACATCAACATTCGTGGACGCAATTTCTATAGCGACCACAAGTTGTTGAAACACATCTACCGATTCCTACAGGACAACATTGACACCCTAGGTGAAGAAATACAAGCCTGTGGTGTAGGGCGTGTGCCAGAGACTATTGGAATGATTTTGGAAACCAGCGCAATTTCAGACACAATGCCCGATATGGATGCCGACAGTCTGTTGCATGATGTATTGGATGACTTGTATACCATGATTGATGTGTATCATGAAATGGATGAAGCTGGCAAAGAATTGAACTATCCAGATGTGTGCAACATGGCGGCAGATCATATTGGCAAGATCGCCATATTTTGTTGGAAGATAGAAGCCACATTGGAAATCGCAGGACGCCATACAGACCGTGGACGCCGCAATGACTAGAAGCATACCAAAGCCTGCTCCAGTTTATCGCCTAGAAGATCATCTAGAAGATTGTGAACAACGCTACCAACATGTGATCACACGATTGAACAGCGTTGATGCTAGACTTGAGCGCATGGAAGACCTGTTGATAGAAATAAAAACCAAAATGGGCGGATCACGCCCAATCAGTACGCACAAGTTATTGCCGCGTTAATAATTCTTGTTGTAAAACGCCAGAATGTGATTCAAGAATTCTGATAGGTCAAACTCGCCGCCTTCTACGGGTTCCTCGAGTTCATCCAACATCCAAATCCAAACACGATCCGGACGGTCATCATCAATGTCAATCCTAATGCGATCAATGTTGAACTGTGTCATGGTCTACTCTCGCTAAAATACCATCTGCGTGGATGACAAAAAGTCTACGACCTTTGAGTGTTACAACAGCAACACTACCCCAATTAACAGCAACTTCAGTGCCTTCGGGTATGGGATTTTCGATCTGTGGTCCTGCTGACAAAATTCGTGCCAATTCACTGTCTCCGGTGTTTTGCACAATAATGCCCGAGGCCGTGGCTTTTTCTTGCCCGCAGGCTTCGATTACATAGTGTTTATTTTCTGCTTTCAACATGGTTTGGTTCCTTTGTGTGTTTTAATATGAAGAAGGTCTTTTCAGCGCAATCTTCAGGCCATATAAAATCTACGAATTCCTGTAGAGTCATATACTTTCCATCTATCATATAACGCTGATCTATCCATGCATCGCGTGATATGTTGTAGGCTGATTGTTGTGCGACCATTTGTGCCTGCTGACCCAGTTGTGCGTAGATATTGTATGCGCTATTGAATTGATTTTGTGCCTGTTGGGCCAATTGACTCAGGCCCAAGCCCTGTGCCTGGTTCTGTGACTGTTGATATTGTTGTTGTGCCTGCTGTGAGAATGTTTGATTCTGTGCAGGGTTGGGTGAGAATACTTTTATCTTGTTTGTGCTCATGGTATTATCCTTCGATAAGCAATTGATCCACGCACAGTAAAGCCATATTGTTCATGTAGGCGCATAAATGCTGTTTGATCTGCTCTAATGCTGGTGCTGGTCAACACTGGTATTTTTTGTTTTTCACACCATGCTATCCATTGCTCAAATATCTGTGCTACCAAGGTGATTCTATTGCGTACACTTTGAGTTAAATCCACATGTGCAAATTCTGCACAGCCCATTTCTTCAGGAGCATAAGGTGTATATTTTCCACGCTCTAACCATGCCCACGCAAGTAATTTTTTTGTTGTGCGATCTTCGGCAATATTGACCAGGCCTTGCCAGGGTTCAAATATCTGTTGCAATACTGCCCTATGCAAATGGTATGCCATCCTGGGACGACTGCGTGTCAATATGCCAGTGATTTCCTCTTGATAATTTGCCGCTACCAAATCTAAAATGTTTTCAACATCCTCATGTTTGGCCAATCGCCAGGTCCAAGTATCCGAATCTTTAATTGAATAGTTTGCCATTATTACTTCCTGCTTTTATATTTATGTCAATGTTATATTATGCACTAAATATCATATACTGTAAAGGATTTTTATGGGAACGAAAACAGATTGGACAAAATACACCGACCTTGGTGACATGTGGATCAAATTAGATTATTACTATCGACATCAAGCGCCTGGCACAACTTGTAGCACAGAATGGACCGGAGCTAAACATGTGCAGGGTTATGGCATGATGGGTGGTATACGCAAGAGCGATAACAAACGAATCATGACTGTGGTACATCGTGTTGCCGCAAGAATCATGTTGGGTCGTGCGCTAGGTCCAGATGAGAATGTGGTGCGGACCTGCAGTAATCCCTTGTGTTTGGATCCTGCTCATATGGTTGTGGGCAGTCTAAGCCTACGCAATGAAATCATGTATCGTAACGGGCGTGGTCATCGTATGGGACGCGGACCCAGCACAGGACAAAAACAACAGGGACGCAAATACAAATACTCAGAAGAAGAAATCGCCTGGGTACGAACGGCCAACACACGGGACATTGCACACCGGTATGGCATTACTCGTGCGGCCGCAGGTCGCAAACGACACTTGTTTCAAAACGGATACAAGTGGCTACCATTTACAAAGGAACCGAAATGATTTATAAGAACCTAGTTCACAAGTTGGAATATACAGTATTAGAATTGAGCCAAGCAGGCATGACCGATGTGGACATACACAGCCTTGTGAACATGACCTTGCAGGGTTGGTTGGTAGATGGACAGCCCACCATGGAATACTTACAGTTGGCTCGAAAAGCACAGGACCTAAAGCGGGATGAAGCTGAAGGTATCAGTCGAATTGACACCAGCCAGATTAGTGGCTACACCAAGAACTAGTCCAGATTTGGGCTTGTGGTAGAAACTGCAAAAATTGATCCACGCCATCCTCTGCGGTGCAGTTAACGACTAGCCCAGTATTTAAACAAAAGTATTACTGTTGCAGATCTGCAACACCTGTTTTGGCGTGAAATGATTTCTTTGTTATACTATGAACATAGTAACAAAACAGGAGTGAGAAATGGTTCATTTTTTAGTTGGTGTAGCGGCCCTGGTTTTTATCATTAAAAATTGGAGCACAGTATCTCAGATTTTTTGGATTACAGTTGGGATTGTATGTGCCTGCTTATACCCTGTACTTTATTTGATAGGTGGAGTAATTGCTATTGGTTTATACTTTGCGGCTTTTTACAGCATCGCCGGAGTAACGACTTGGATAACCCAAGTGATTCCGTCTGCTAGTCTTGCTATGTTAGCAGTAGCAAGTCCCTTCATCATGCTGGCCATAGCGGCATATTTTATCTACAGAAAAGATTAAGGAGTACACCATGATACAGTTTGCCATTGAAATGATTTGGATAGTGGCTGTGATTGCGGCCTTGATAGCCTTTCCCTGGAGCATAATATATGTGATAGAGCGTGTGGCAGAACGCCTGGCATATGCGCGAACTCTAAGACGATATCATGATTTCTCCAATTGCTATTATGATTACCGGCATCAAATATGGGTTGCCAAAACCCCCGAACCTGCTCAGGTGTCCGCATGCGATTGCTGATCTTAGTGTTTCTACTAGTGGGCTGTGCCCATCAGCGGCCAGCAGAATCGCTGGCCTGTACCATAGTCATGGGTGGGCCCACCCACGAATACCTGGGCTGTTACACCGACAGGTAGAAAAGAATTGAATAATTTGTGCATTGACATAAATACAAGTATACAGTATAATGCTGTTAGCGCAGGGCTTTTCTCCGACTAGGTCATAGTCATTTCCATTCGGCCCAGGACATGTGTTTTACCGAGCATGGCGTGAATCGGTATTCCCCGACAACAGAAAGGAAAAATCATGACAGATTCTGCAAAAGTAATATTAAAAAAGAAAGAAGTAAGAAGTAATACAGGGCTGACGCCCGAGCCTTTGGCCCTCTTCGAGCGGGACGCTTCGCTACCAGGGCTTTCTCCTGCAGAGAAAGAACCGGAACCCGAGAACTGCGGGGCCATTAGAAGAGACATACGGCGATCGCGCCCAGAAATCGATCTTGCCATGATCAGTTACATGCGCTTGAGCCTGCTGACTGTACGAGCCTCAGACACAGATGGACATCAACCCACAAGACTAGCAGTGAACATGGACTGTAGTTTCGACAACAACACACAATTTCAACGGTTCAAATGGCGTGTGACAAACAAACGCAGTGAGTTCTATGCCAATTTACCAATTGGTTGGGAAACTGATCTAGCCTATGGCTCGGCTTGGGAATACTACAACGAACTCACAATGACCCGATGGATTGGTAAGGCCACATACAGAATGAATCGCAGGGATAATGCCAGTCGAATGAAACTGGTTCCATTGACTGCTATTGTGATGTGGACTGATGGCGAAGACATGTACTATAGATTATGGCTTGAATCGGCAGAAGTCACAGGAGTATTCAATATAGCCAGTGAAAGTCGATTTTATCTATCCGGCAGTGAACCCATAAAGAACTTTAGACCCAGCGGCATGCGGGCAATCCAACTTTGAAAGGAACAGAAATGGCTGAATTCCGATACAAATCAATTAGACATATGACTCCTAGATCAGGAATGAAGTATGCCACAGACTACTACAAACAATCAAAAACCGAATACAGTCGCTTGGATGAACATGTGCGCCAAGTGATGGAACAAGTGGTACGCAGGTTTGATGCAGAGGGCTTGATAGAGGAATTGGAACAGCCCTTGGCAGGATTTCCAAGAACTCAGAAACAACCCAACTACACAGCTTTGGATGTTATGACAGACATGTTGCGGCAGTTAAACAGTGAAAAGGATGTGCCCAGTGGTATTCTGGGTCGTTGGAATCGCTTGTTTGAAGCAAACGAAGACTTTAGAATAGACATGCAGGAAGATCGAGTGCCAGAACCTGTGTATAATAGATTGTTTGTGGAATAAAAAAAGCCCCTGCAATCAACCGATGCTGGGGCTTTATAGAACAGTGGACACGGCTAGAATAAAATGGCAATTTTAACTAAAGAACTGTTCTACCCAAATATTTATACTGGATCGCCGGCAACCTAAATAGTTACATGCTGGTAACTGAATTGATGAGAACCCCAGAGGGATGGCGCGAAACGAGACGATACTATTGGTTTGCTGGAGACCCTGGAGTGGAACCCTGGACCAGAATCCGACGACCCTGCCCTGGATGTGGTCGTGCGTTTACCAGTCTGGTACAGTCAGAACATCGATGCTGGGGTGGCACTGAGGCTTGGCCTCGATTGCCACGACCACGCAGACCTGGTGTAGGTG